GCGGCCAGCACTGGGTTGAACGCCCCTGTCGCCGCCAGCGCCAGCCCCGCCGTGGCGCGCGCCACTGCCCCGCCCATGCCCGCAATGCCCTGCGCCGCGCCCAGGCCGATCATCTGCCCGAACTCGGCGAACACGCGGCTGGGCGAGCGGATGCCCAGCCACCCCTTGAACTTGCTCTTGATCGTCTCGCCCAAGGACGTGACGGCCTCGCCCGCAGCGGCGATTCGCGCCTTGATGCCGTCGATCAGGCCCGCCACGATCTCGCGCCCGAGCGCCAGCATCTGGTCCGGCAGGCCCTTGAGCCAAGCCCAGGCCGTGACGAATCCGGCCTTCATCTGCTGCCACACGGCGGCCAGCTTCGGGCCGATCACATCCCAGTTGCGCCAGACCAGATACGCCGCCCCGGCAATCGCCGTCAGCGCCAGCCCGATGGGGTTGAGCATGACGGCGCGCCCCAGCCACATCAGCGCCCGGCCCGCGCCGGTGAGCGCCGCCACCGCCACGGCGCGGAACCTGACGAGCCCCGCGCCCAGCTTGCCGATCAACCCCTCCGACAACCCGGCGGCCAGCGCCACGGCCTTGAAGCCGCCGGACCCTGCCAGCAGCGCCGCACGCGCCATCAGCGCCCGCGAGGCGAGCGACTGCCAGGCCACCTGCAAGCTGGCGATGGGCGATTTGACGAAGAAGTTGAGCCCCCACCCGAGCGAGAGCGTGGCCGCCTTGACCGTGGCCAGCCCCAGCGCAAACCCCACCGCGCCCTTGATGAGCGCCGGGTGTTCCTTGGCCCAGTTGGCCAGCCCCAGCACCACGGGCTTGACGGTCTGAAGGATGTCGTTGAGCGCGGGCAAGAGCGCGTCGCCCACCGCCATCGCCATGTCGGACATGGCGATGCGCATCGCCTTCATCTGCTCGACGGGCGATTCCAGCCGCTTGGCAAAGTCGGCGTCCAGACTCATCTGGCCGTCGGCATTTTTTCCAGTAGCGACCTCCGCGCGGATGCGCTTCAAATCATCCCGGTTCTGGATTTCGGCCAGCAAGTAGCCCACCGCCTGCATGTCCTGGAACATCTGCCCCAGGCCCGCGCGCTGGCCGAGCGCCTCGATCATCGCGCGGCGGCGCTCCATCTCGGCGGCACGCTCGGCCGGGTCTTTGATGGAGGCCAGTTCTTTGGAGAGCGCTTCCAGTTCGCGCGTGACCTCCGGTGCACGCTGGCCGACCTTCTGGAGGATCATCCCTACCGCGCCCTCGATCGGGTCCAGCCCCTGCCGCGCGAGCCTGAGCATCGAGCCTTGCAAGTCCAGGCCCAGCTTCTCGAAGTCCTTGACCGTGTCCGGGCTGGTGAGCTTGGCCAGGAAGTTGCGGAAGTTGTTGGCCGCTTCATCCGTGCTGCCCGCCGTCTTCATCGCCACCTGCAAGCGGCTGGCCATGTTGACCACCGCCTCGTTGCCGGTGATGCCAATGGCCTTGAGATAGCCGCCCAGTTGCGGGAACCAGCGCGCCATGTCGCGCACTTCGAAGCTGCCGAGCTTGCCCGCCTTGGCCGCCTGAGAAAAGGCCAGCGCCATCTGGTCGGCGGACACGCCCAGTTGCGAGAAGCTCACCATCATCTTCGCCGCGTCGTCAAACGAGGCCCGCGTCGCGGTGGTAAAGCGCCCGAGCAACTGGGCCTGCTGCGCGGCGGCCTTGGCCTCCATGCCGTTGGCGATCAAGAGGCCCACCCCGCGCGCCATGTCCTCGGCGGTCTGGTTCACGTTCAAGGCCACGGCGCGCAAACTCGCGCCGAGCCTTTTTTCCTCGGCGGCGGTGAGTTCGCCGACGATGGCGATGTCTTTGACCGCATCGCCGAACCCAGCGGCCTCCCGCACCGCGCCGATCACCGGCGCCCCCACGGCCAAGGCGGTGGCATAGGTGCCCATGATCTCGCCGCCGATGCGCCCCCGCTGGTCGGCCAGCGCCTGACGGCGGCTCATGGCCGCGCCGAGCTTCTCTTGTCGCGCGCGCACGGCGTCGATGGTCTGGCCCAGGCGCTCGTAGTCGCGGTTGAGGCTGGCCAGCGTCTTGGGCGCAAGCGTGCCCATGTGGCGGCGGATGGCCTCGCCCAGGCGCTCCTGCTCGCGGGTGAGGCTCTTGGCCACATCGCCCAGGCGCGTCATGGCGGACTGGGCGGAGCCGAGCGCCGCACCGACGGCGGACGCCCCGATCGCGCCCAGCTTGATGCCGAGAAAGAATTCCTGCGCCATACTATTGCGTCATGACTCTCGTTGCCGTCATCCTCATCGCGCTTGCCGCCGTGCCACTGGCCGCCTGGTTGCCGTGGTGGGCGCTGGTGCCCGCCGGGGCGCTGCTGGCGCTTCTCGTGCCGGGCGCGGTCGGCGCGGCCTCGGTCATGTTCCGGCGCGCGCCTTGAGCGCCTCGTCCGCCCTTTTGCTCCAGCGCACGAACTCGTCGATGTCCATGCGCTCGGCCTCCGACGGCGGCCAGCGGTAGGCCAGCGCCAGCAGCTCCACGCCCGCCTCGATGTCAGCCGTCGAGAGCCGCGCGAAAGGAATCCTGCAGCCGCTTGAAGTCGGCCAGGTCCAAGAGCTCCACGTCTTCCGGCACGAGGCCCGTGAGCCGCGCGATCAGCGCGATTTCCTGCTCCTCGGCCTTGTCCGAGACGCGCTGCGCGGCCTTCAAGTCGCCCACGGTGGCGCGGCGAAGCTGAAGGCGCGAGACCTTCTTGCCGTCGCCGGTGGTGATCGGGTATTTGAGGTCGATGTCCATCTAGCTCAGCCTCCGATGTTGGCGCGGTAGTTCGCCAGCATATCGACGCCGCCCGCCTTGTAGATGTTGGCCGCCACATCGATCTCCAGGATGTCCTGCCCTTCGGCGGTGAGCTTGACCATCCAGGCGTCGAACTCGGTGGTGATCTCGACGTTCTCGTGCTGCTTGAACTGCCCGAGCGGGAAGTTTTTGAACAGAACTTGCATTACGGCCACCACGGGCTTTTCGGTGTTGCGACCCGCGGGAGTGTTCCAGCCCTCCAGCGAGCCGCGCACCTGAAGCTGCACGGTCTTGAAGGGGTTGGCAGCCTTTTTGAGCACATCGGCGTAGAAGCTCGCCCACTTGATCTTGCCTTCCAGCGCCTCGATGCCGGAAAAGGCGCGGATGGTGCCGACCATGCCCAGCGCCTTGTGCTCGGCCATTTTGACTTTGACCTGCGGCAGCTCGATTTCCTCGGCACGACCAAGAAGGTTTGAGCCGTCCATGTAGATGTTCGCATTGGTGATGCGGTGAATCAGGATGTTGGCCATGTCTTAGCTCCTCATTGCTGGCTGCCGAGCTTGGCCAGCAGACCGATGTCGATGAAGCTCTCGAAAGTGATCCGCTCGGCGGGCGTGGGCGGCATGAAGGTAACGTCGAACGTCAGATGCCCGAGCGCGATTTCCGTCGGCGGGTTCTTGGCCGGGTCGTAGGTGCAGGCCCCGTCGATGAGCGCCCCGCGCGCGATCAGCGTGCGGATGAAGCCGTTGACCGACTCCTTGACCGCATCGATCAGGCCGTCGTCGATGGGGCTGTCGATGAATTGCAGCATCGAATACTCCACCGATTCGTGCAGCACGTCCGCCGTGCGGCGCACGTTGATGAAGTTGCGCGGGTGCGTCATGGCGGGCCACGCAGCCGAGCGGTTGCCCCATGTGCGCAGGCCCGTGCCGAAGCTGTTGAAGACGGTGACGATGCCGTTTTCGTTGAGGAGATTCGCCTCGCTCTGCGGATCGTTGATGCGCGCGGTGATGGGCCGCTCGACGCCGGTGATGCCCATGATCTCGGTGTTCGAGGGGCTCCACCAATAGCCGTTGTCTGCGTCCTTGCGGCAGATCACGCCCGCCAGGCGCTGGCTCATCGGCTCCAGCCGCTCGGCGCCGGTCGCCGCGTCGAACACCTTGAGATGCGGGTAGCAGAGGATGGCCCGCTCGCTGGAGGTGTTGAAGTTGATGCTGCCCGCAGGCCCCCGGCCTTCGACCGCCTGCTGCACCGTCACGCCGATGGGCGCGTCGATGATGGCCATGCCGCGCAGCTTGTGCGCCATCGCGATCAGCTCGGTGGAGACAGCAGTCAGCGTGCCATAGACCGGGGCCAGGATCAGCTTGGCGTTGAAGCCGAAACGGTTGTAGGTGTCGTCCAGCGCCTTGATGCCGGTGCGGTCGCCCCCGGCGGTCACCGTGCCGATGATGTCGCTGGAGGTCACGAGATCCGGCGCGACATGCTCGTAGCTCACCTTGAGCGTGGCACCGCTGGCGATTGCGCCGCCCGGCTTGCGGGTGATGGTGCCCGCCGCCGCGTCCAGCGTGTAGTCGGTGTCCAGCACGTAGGGGGTGGCGAGGTCTTCGCTCTTGACGACGACGGCGCTCACGTAGGTCTTGGCCAGCTTGCCCACGCCCGTCACGGCATCGAGCGTCACCGTCTCGTTGGTCACGGCCTGCTTATGCGTGGCCGGGTTTGCGACGTTGATCACGATCACCGTGCCCGCGCCCTGGTCGAAGATCGCGTCCAGCGCCTGCGGGATGGTGTATCCGCTCGCATACTGCGCCTCGCCGAAGGCGGCGGCGTCGCGCTCCGAGAGCACGATGGTTGGGGTGTTGAGCGGGCCGGTCGGGGCTGTGCCGATCAGCCCCACCACGGCGGTCTTGACCTGGCGGATCGGGCGCGGCCCCTTGAGAATTTCGACGGTCTCGACGCCGTGCAGGAAGTTTGCGGCCATGGTTCAGTCTCCTTTCTGGGCGGTTTTCTTGGGCGCGGGCGCAGTCGGCACGGGGGCGAGGTGCCCGCGCGCAACGAGCGTCTGCACCCAGGCGTTGTCCTCGGGCAGCTCCACGGTCTGGCTGTCGATGAGCACCACCTCGCGCCCGTCGGGCAGGGTGGCCGCGCTCATCGGGCCGCTGTAGATATAAGTGGTCATGGCGTGATGTCCTCCGTCTCGAAGCCGTAATCGGCGGTGCCGCGCGTCAAGACGGGCAGCGCGGCGGATTCCCGGTCTTCGATGGCCAGCGTCTCGGCCTCGAAGACGATCTCGTAAAACCACAGGCCCCCTTCCTCCGCCACGAAGCGGTCGGAGGCGGCCGCAAGTGCCTTGCAGTGCGGCGGCGTCCAGCCCAAGAGGGCCGCGCGCACGGCATCCACCAGCGCCACCGCGCCATAGGCGTCGTTGAGCGTGCGGGCGACGACGTTGACGCCGATCTGCACCGTGCGCGGCTGCGCGACCAGCCCCATGCGCTGCGGCTGGCCGTAGCGGCTGCCGCGGTAGTCCACCAGCAGCGCGGCGCGCGGGTGGTTGAGTCGCCAGCTGCTCGCACGCTCGGGCGTCAGCCCCACCTCGACGCCGGTGACCGCCGCCTTGATCCGTGCGGCCACGGCGGCCAGCACGGCGCGCGTGTCAAAGGCCGCGCTCATGCCAGCATCCCCCAGTCACGCGGCCGCGCGCCCCGCGCCACCTCCAGCGTGCCGGAAGGCGTGCCGGTCGCGCCGATGCGAAGCTGCCCGGCGGCAATGGCCTTGAGCATCGCTTCCAGCGCGTCGGCCTCGCGGCGCACCGCATCGGGGTAGTCCATGCCTTCCGGGCGGCGGTGATACAGCCACGCCCGCGCCAGCCCCACCGCAGCCTCGCGGATGATCGCGGGGGGCGGGTCGGGTAGCCTGGCACCGGCCGCCGCCAGCGCCGCGTCGATGCGGGCCGTGGCGTGCTCCAGCGCGGCCTCTACGATGGCCGGGTCGGGCGACTCGGCAGCCGGGTCGTCGTTGGCCAGTTGCTTGAGCGTGACCGGCGGCATGGCCAGCGCCAGGTCGGCCTGGGTGGCGTAGGGCACGACTTAACCCTCCTGCCGCTGCACCGCCAGGTGCGGGTCGGCCAGCAACACCTCGGCCTCCTCGGGCGAGGCGGCCACCTCCTGCGGCGCACCGCGCGCGAACAGGCGGCCCGCCCGGTGGTAGCGCGGCGTCGGGTGGCTGGCCTTGAGCGTCACCACCAGGTACACCACACCCGCCACCGGGGCGGCGGCCTCAGGCGCGTCAGCAGCGCGGGGTTTTTTGGCGGCCATCGCTTTAGCCTCACAGCAGATGCGGCGTGACGATGACTTCGGCCGTGCCGTACCACGGGTTGGTCGCCCCGCCGGTGGTGAGCTGGCTGCCCACGATCGCGCGCGCGGCGGCCTCCAGGCTCGGCGGCACCACCAGCAGCGTGGGGCGGATGCCCAGCGG